ACCCATGAAAACCGACATCCCCGATATGAAAGAGGTGAAGGATGGCACAGTTGAGATCAAGGACCCGCGAATCCCAAATAGCGCGAAAGATCCGAAAGGCCCTTCACAAAAAGTCACGGCAGCACGAGCGCCGGATCCACAAGGATACATTCACCCGGGGCACGACACCTATCTCAGAATGTTCAAAACCTGGCGGGAGAACAAACAACCCGGCACGTTGATCTTTGGCGGGAAGGATTGGCAGGTAATCAAACCTGACGGTCATCCTGTATTCGTTCCACTCAACACATCCCTGGATAGCGCCTATGGCAGCACATCCGGAAATCGAATGTGAGCGATACTACTGAATATTTACCTGTACGGGATATGAAGCTCGCAGTCACCTTGATTGCGTTGAAGCACCTCGTACACGATATCAAGATCGATGGCAGAACTGTTTACGTCGTATTCGAGGCGGAAGATGTAGCCTCCGATGAATCTGCTTTCTATCTACGGGCTCTTGATCCTGTGCCCATTGAGAACATGCTCTCCGCCCTACAAAGGTTCAGGATTCTTCTGATGCGAGAACAAGGGGACGAGTATCTTGTTTCTTCCAGGGAAGCTGCTATCTCTTTGATGTCAGCGGGGATCAGACCTTCCGGTCTCCAACAGTTGGAGAGAATGTTGTATTTCAAATTCCCGAAAACTATCGAAGTGAAGAATTTTTTACTGTTTCTGGCCAACGGAACCGGTCCAGTAGTAGCGGTAGATGATTTCTGGTCAGAGTACCAGCACTTTTCGGATGCCCTTCGGAGTCGGTAAAAATGCCAAAAAATCCGCCCGGCCTCAATATATGTGTGGACTTCTCTGCTGACGAGATATTGAATTTATGCGATTACGAAATAGCCGTTTACTCCAACGAAGTTGAAACCGAGTACGATAAAGGTTTTATTGATGGACTGCGGTGGATGAAAACTGTATTCATGCCATTTAGTGACGAGGTAGATATATGAAAATCATAGTAAATGTGTACCGGAACCAAGCTCAGGCTGCAGAAGCAGCGAAACTCGATGTCCATTTGATGGGCGGTGAACTGAGGATGAAACCTTATATCGTCAGGAGATCACAGAAAGAGGAGAATATGTATATCTCTCAGTCTCAGATCTGTGATCGAATAGCGAGCCTTAAGATCTCTGCCTGGTTCTCGCATTACAATGTAAATTTGACCGCAGAGGAACGAGAGTTCCTGGACTCAAGGAAACGTGGCTAAAGAACCATATAAGCTAACACCTGGCGAATTACAGATACTCAAGGAGGGGAAGAACAACCCCTCTTTGATATCGAATTACTTTTTCAGAGCCCCTGGTGCAGACCAGGGATTTATCTTTGATCATAACTTTACGAAGTCCGGCGCCTGGCAGGAAGATGTGTGCATGGCTAAACAGACTGATATGTGTATCATCGGTGGATTTGGCTCAGGCAAAACTCTCGGTGTCGGAATGGGAGGGTTTATATGGTGCGTGACAACTCCGTGGTTCAAGTTTTTGAATGTGGCCCCCCGCGCGTGGCAGGCGAAGCAGATGTACGAAACTATGCTCGTGTGGTTAGACGGGACACCGGCAGAAAAGCTCGTTTGGAAAAAACCAAAGAGGCCTTATCCAACAATAGTTTTTCGTTTTCAGGTGGAAGATACGATCATAGAAAGTTCAATGGAATTCATGTCAGCCGACCGCGACGCAACAGGCATCCTGTCGTGGGAAGGCGATTGGATCAACATCGAAGAAGCAGGGCTGATCGACAACTTAGCGGAAGTTATCACATCCGTTGGATCCCGACTCCGTGGATCGGTTCGGGGACGTTCCAGGTTAGGGCGCTTATCGATGATCTCGAACTCCTGGCACAATCCTACCCTATGGGAGCAGTTCGACCTGGGGGAAGAAGATCCAGAAAACAACCTCTCCCTGGTTATTTCAACCCGGGACAACATGAATGTGACCGAGAAACAGCTAGAACGCTTTCTAAGTAGAATCCCGAAAGCCGAACACAAGCAATTCATCGATGGTCTCCGGCCGGAAGGTAAAGGTGACTATTTCTCTAAAGAAGCAGTATGGGCTTGTGAGAATCAACTCATGGCGGAACGGCTAGAAGATGGTGTAGCTGCGGGAAAACCTGGGTTTCTGCTCCGTGAGGACCGATCTACAGGTATATTTCATTTTGAGACTCCTCCCCAGGCTGATAGAATGTACATGATCTTCGGGGATCCGGGGATCGATGCGGCTCCAAAGCGTAACGCTCCGGTAATTGGCGTGTTTGATGTAACAGATGTCCCGAACCAGGCAGCACAGATCGTTGCTTTGTGGTGGGGAGATGGCGGAGGGCGCATTACACCCTTCGTAGACACCCTTTTAGACTACATGGAGCGATATCCAGCTGTTTTTGCGGGTATTGACTCGACTTCTACTCAGAAACACACCGCAGAGATGATAAATCTCCAGACTTTTGGGGAACAGATCAACAATTTGAGCGAGGAAGATGAAAAAACGCTCGAAAAGCTGTCCGTCCGGCATATTTCCGGCATGGATTTCTCTGGAACGAAGAAAGCAGGCTACTTAGTGGCGCTCCGGGCTCTAATTGAAGCTCAATTGATCAATTGGCCGAAGAATGTGATCGGTTTCCGGCAGCAGCTCACGAATTACAGCCTGGAAAAAGATAAACGTATTGCCCAGGACCTTGTAGCTATGCTTTCAATGGCAGCTTGGGCGGTGAGGATATACTTCAATGTCTCGATTACAGACACTTACGACAAAGGTGCGTCAGGGATTGATCCGGACTTTGATCAACATGGCCAACGGCTTGATTCCCGAGAAAAACGAAGCACGGGTAGAAACAGGTCAAGACGAGCGATCGCTAGAGCGTGATTTTAGATCTCCACGCAGGACACAGCGTTCTGCGAGAAAAGGTGGAATAGTTGTAAATTGACCTTGACGTTGGAGGTTTTATCCACTATAATACTCTGTTGAGCGTTCCAGTAGGAGCGCCGGAGGTACAGTTTGGGCTTTTTACCTAAATTTGATGAAGGACTCGAAAAGGATAATTCACCGGTAAACATTATCGATGACGCTTATATCCCGGATGCCTTCCCCATGGATACCTATCAAGCGAATCTTGACTTGTATACTGATTACGAGCAATGGTTCGATAGCACAAAATTAGATGAAACCTTTACTTCGAATGATACAGAAGTAGAGTTATACCCCGTCAAGATCAATCCATTATCTGGAGCTGCTCTCAAGCACTCCTATGCTCTCTTTGGCGAGTTTGAAGATGACTCTCGCCCATTGGTGATTCCTAAGCTAATTAGTGATGAGGCCAAGAAAGACGAGGAGCTGATCAAACCCGCAGAAGCCGCCTTGAATCATATTTGGTGGGAGAACGGCGGTCGAGCGCTCATGATGAAAAACGGATTGCTCTCCCAGGTGTTCGGAGGTTGCGTATTCAAAGTAACCTACGTCCCCTGGCAGACCTGGCGCCAGATTCCTTTCTATATCGAAGCCGTACATCCCGCGCAATTTGTCGGGGTTGCCTCTGGTGGAGATTACTGGCATTTGACTGAGAATTGGTTTGTAAAACATATCTCTCATGCTGATGCCCTGAGATTTGGCGTAAAGACGGATCAAGATGACCCTCTACCGATAATGATCGAGCATTACACAAACGATCATTACAAAGTTACTGTGAATGGATCTGTAGCTAAGTTGCCCAAGCAGCCCGATAAATTTATGGAAGGTGAGAATATTTACGGGGTAACTCCCGCAACATATATCCCCCACATACGATTCGACGGTCTGTATGGTATCAGTTTGCTCAAAGATCTGATTGGACTCACTAAGGAGATGAATCTCCGAATGGGTGATTATGGCGATGCCGTCAATGATGATGCTCACTCGAGCATTGCCATGCGGAACGTCACAGGCACACCCAAAGTGGTCCGGATTGGTGATGGGCTTCCTGTTATAAATTTGACTGGACGACCAAATATTTCCGGGAAAGAATCCGAACCGGACTTGTTCGCCGTAGAACAGTCGAAGGCATCTTCGTCAATGTCAGATTTAGTTGAGAAACTTTGGACGCAATTCAAACGTGCATCAATGGTTCCTGGCGTAGCCTACGGCGAGGATTCAGGATCACAACGGAGTGCTTTGACACTCGTGACGAGGATGTGGCCTTTAGTCTCGCACATTCGTCAAGAGCGCGTCCTCTGGAGCGCCGGCCTAGATGTATTCAATTCTACTCTCCTCAAAATGATGGAGAAGAAGGGTAAGGCTGATGTCAAAAAGGAACACCTCAAATTCCGGATGAGGCAGGATTGGTACCCGATCCTTCCGCGCGATCGACAGGAACTGGTGAACGAAGTTGTCCAACGGGCAGCCGTAAACCTCGGTTCGATTGAGCACCTCATGGAGATGTTGGGAGATGTAGAGCTTCCAGCAGAAGAAATGGAACGCATCAAAAGTTGGGTTACTTTTCTTGCATCCGTAGAGAATAAAAACGATGAGACAAATAATAATTCTAGTGCGGAAGATCCGGAAAACACTTCCGAAAGCTCCAAAGCCAAAAAGGGCAGGTCGGGCAATCGGGCGGTACAATCTGGAAAAACCCAGGAGGATAAGTAGTAATGTTAGACAAAGACGGAAATCTTATAGTCGAAGAATCGGGTAAAACCGCGGATCCGGCCACACAGATCGACGTAACCAAGCTCGTTACTGACTTGGCTGCCGCCAATGCTGCTTTGGATGTGAAGGACAAGCAGTATAAAGGTCTGCAGACAACCTACAACGCGCTGCACGGAGATAACAAAGTTTTACTGGATGAGAAAGCAACCTGGGTAGCCGATGCTGCCACCTTGAAGAATCAGATAGATCAGGCATCGAATGAACAGGGAACTTTCAAAGGTCAGTTTGATGACCTATCAGCCAGGTACACGGAATTGGAAGCCAAGAACACAGTGTTGGAGAACAAAAGCGCCCGGACAGACTTGATTCTCAAGGATTTCCCTGAGCTTTTGGGCTTTGAAACAGAAGGTCTCTTGCCTGTATTTGATGGTGATGTGGAAGCATTTACAACCAAACTCACCACATTCAAAGAGACTGTCGGAAAGCAATCGCAGAAAGCTATCGATGATGAACTCGACGGAGCTGGTCCAGACGGAACAGCCGATGAAAATGCAGCCCCGAGTCGCGATTCCATCATTGACGAGATGTTCAAGATTGCCGGAAACGCTGAGAAATCAGACAGATACGACGAACTGCAGAAAGCACTTGATGAACTTGACGTCAAATCCAAAAAATCAGGTATTTAGACTGACAGGAGACTGTCGGAGGTAATATTTTATGGCTACTGGAGATTTTGATCTTTATTATAGTGATACTCCATGGGAGGCCATTGACAAGAACCAGCGGGCTTGGTACGATCCCGATCTAGTTTCGATTTTCCGAAATCGAGCTGTATTTGCATCTGCCATCCCATTCGTAAAGAACCTGGGAGCCGTCAATGCAACCTCAATGGTTGTTTCTCAATTCATGGACCCCCATCCGAACTTCACGGCGCTATCCATGCGCCAGATTTGGATGCCTGCATCGCACGTTGATAGCAAGGCCGTGACCATCGACTTTTCCCGCTACGGCGGTAAAGTTGCTTATCATGAGTATGATGACATTATCAACTACTGGAAGGTAAACAAGAGAGCTGGCTTGCGCCGGATCCTCAAGGGTGCCCTCGGTGTTCATAATGTTGAAGTGATGGACGCGCTCGCGCGTAACGCTTTCTTGTCCGGGGCTTATGACTCTGGCTACAAGATGTTCTCAGGTGGCGGAAGTGATTTCTCCTCCCTGACCACAGCGAACAAGTTTGATCCATCCATCGCACTCGACATCTGGCTCGGCATGGCAAATCGTGGTGTTGCCTCTGCCCTCGGCGCCTCTGGTGCTGCCAGTTCCATCCTCTGTTACACCACTCCTGGTGTGATCTATGATATCCAGAAAAATGCCTCTGCTGATGACTGGCTGAGTGCATCTGAATATCAGTCCATCAATCGTTACGAAGTCGGCATGTACAAGAATGTTCGCTTTGTCCAGGCGCCTCAGGCGATGCTGTACAACTGCGGTACCATAATTGCGCAGACGACCGTAACTTCCGCTATCACCGCCGGTGATGGCGCCCCCGATCCCGCTTCTGTAAAAGTTGATAACACCTATGCAGTTGGCCAGTCCAGCTCAGGTATTACCAATTATTTGCAGCTTGCTTCGGTTTCCGATCTTGTTGTGAATGACACCATCTCTGTTCACACAACCCGGACCAGCGACTTTGGTGTTTCCAATGGCGTTGATTACCGAGAAGGCACCCTGCACAATCGCCGGATCATAAGCATCGACGCTGGTAATGTGCGCATTACCCTTGACCGCCCCATCATGGTGGACATGAATACCGATCTTGGAGGCACCGTTTACGCGTATGTCACCAAAGGCCGTCATATTCATTCATCCATCTTCGTTGGTGGACCTCAGGGTATTGTCGCTGGCGTAGCCCGAGCACCACGCTACCACGCTCCGCCCCCTGTCGATGACTTCGAGCAGGTTCACAGGTTCTCCTGGGACGCCTACATGGGTTTCAATGCCTATGCACCTGAGATGTTTGAAGTTGTATTTAGCGCCGGTACCTTCCGCGTGAAGGGCGCAGCTGGCGTCCAATAAGGTGAGGTAAATTGTTATGACGACCTTTTCTGACTTTCAAGATAAGGTTTACCGAGCGATTTACGAAACTGCTGAAACGGGCCCGACTGATTTACTAATATCAGACGGGCTCGCAGCAGCCCAGGAGTCAATCCTGGAGCGAGTCGGTAAACACGCAACACACGATTGGACTGGTGATAGTTCAACGGTAGCTTTCGAGCTGCCTGATGACTGTTACGAGATTCAAGGTATTCGTGAAGTTAGTGAAACCGGCAAGCTGATCCCTTCTGCAGTCCTGTCACCTGGCAACTACTTTGGAGATTACCCTGAGGAACAGAACTTTTTGGATTATCCTCACGGATATATCACCTTCGGGAAAACTCCAGACACCGGTGACATTCTCCGATTGTATTACACAGCTTATTGGGACACTCCTACAATGACGGACGATGTGCCAGATGAGACTTTTATTCTTGAGGTCCCGAAACGGGTTGAGAGAGCTGTCTTATTCTACGCATGTGCTTATTGTCTCTTACCAGAGGCCGTGAGCGCCTCAGGGCTACGTCAATTCGGAACCAAGGTTGATAGTGGCAATCCTGAGCACAACCCTGTAGAAAAGACCGTGGAGTTCTTCCTAAAGCTGTATGATATGGAGATCGCCAAGCAACCTCTAGATACTGGAGGCACCACCATTGGCTAACGATACTCATATTGTTCCGATGCTCCTGGATCGCATACGCGATAAAATGGTTACAACTTTCCAGACAGACATGGATGAGGACTATCCAATCTATGCTGATGTTGTGAAGTTGGGCCGTTTCCAGGAAAATCCAAACAAGAAGAATATTTACGTCGCTGTTCAGAGTGGAGATCCCGAAGATTTGGACTTCGTAGATGGTATAGTAAGCCTCGACGAGTTCAAGGACATTGATATGAATGTCCCGGCTCATGAAATTGGCGGCGGTGAATTTTGGTGGAGGCGTGGAGTAATACAATATGGATGCTTCTTCAATAAGTCAAATTATACCGAAGAAGTTGCAATGGATTATGCTTATGAATTACTCGGGTACATGCAAAGAGCCATGAAAACCATCCAGGTCGCAGATCTGGTTGATAATTTTGGTGAACAAGCGTATTATTTGTTCGACTTTGCGAATACCTATACTGAGTCAGGTGGGCCGCCAAAATCTTACATCTGGCGAGGCCGGATGTATTGGCAATGTCTCACTGAAAAACCCTAGCGGAGGTGCTAAATGGGTGTAACATCTAGAACCGGACTATTTGGGTTTGGACAGCAATCGGCTGAAACCGTAGCTCCGACCAAATGGTATAAACACAAAGCCGCAGCGATCGATCTTGCGATTGTCGATGACACGAGAGTATTCCCCGATGAAGTCGGTGGAGTTCCAGTGCCATCCGGCATGTTCAAGGCCGGTGTAGCTGCAGGCGGTGGCGCAACATTGTATCCTCGTTTAGAGGATTCTTTTGGCCATCTTTTATTTGCTGCTTTCGGAAAAGTCACTACCACGCTTGCGAAGAATATTGAGGGGACTGCTGATGAAAATTCAGTTGTCAACACTCATGTATTCTCTATGGACTATGCACAATGGTCCTATTTGCCGTGGATGGGTTTCCGTAAAATTATCGACAAAGCCTCTGGCGCTGTTGATGCAGAAATCATCGGAGAGCAATTCCTCGATGGTAAAGTCCTGGGCCTCAGCTTCACGCTGCCCAATCAGGGTCTAATCACCTGCCGTGTCGATGCCTTGTGCAAAGACTACGATATGGTGGAAGATCCCGAAGGTGTCGGAACTTGGGCCTTTGAAAATGCCACTTACGAAGATTACACCAGTGTTCCTCTGGCGACCTTCAAGGATGCAAATTCCTCAGTGATCCAGGGTACGATTGATGTCGGCGCGACCGATTTTGTCAATCTCCCGATCATAGCTGCGAGTGTGCAGTTGGCAAATGCTCCTGAACAGGATCAGCTTGAGCGCATTTATGGTGATCCATGGCGCGATGAAATTACCGTCGTGGCTCGATCTATCCAGGTGATGCTCACCGTGAAGTGGAAGAACCCCGAACTGTACCAGAAAATGATCACTGGCGCCATCTCTGGTGGCGGCGAGTGGAATCCTTCACCATTTGTCGATTCTTTGGCATTTGATGTGATTTCACCCAAAGTGATTCCTGGCACAGACACCAGCTCAACTGAGCAGTACATGTTCCGTTTCAATGCCGCTAAAGTTGGTTTTGCCCCTCGTGGTGGAATTCAGCTTGCTGGCAACCAATCGGTTATGCTGCAGCTCGTAGGCACGGTGCTTGAAGATGACTCCGGCGAATATGCAACCATCAGTTTGCAAAATGCTGTTGCTGAATATGGCTTAGGATAATCTTTTTGTGGTACAATGATCCCCGTGAGGGAACTTCGTTTCCTCGCGGGGAATGTGAGGGGATTTTATCCCCTCGCTCCTTTCTCCAACAATTGGAGATTATATAGAGAATATATCTGGAGGATTTATACATGTCTATCAAATTATCTGCCCCAATCATTGAAGATTTTTTCCTGGATAAATCAGAAGCCGAATACGGTGATGGTTCCGAAGCGCCTGCAAAGATTTCTGTTCGTCAGGCCAACCAGGGAGACAATGAACGTAGATCTCGCGTTTTCGCTGAGATTTCCAGAATTATAGAGAACGAAGAACGAGCAGGGACCTCAATGCAGATCCGACAGCGCTGGAGTATGGAAGAACTCAAAAGGGTGGAAGTATTCCTAACCCTCGCTGCATGCGACATTATGGGATCTGATGACAGCCCCTTGTTTAGATTCAATTCGCATAGCAAACTTGCCATGAATGAGAACGAATTCAATCGTTCCTGGGCTCTACTGCCCCCGGCCGTAGCTGCTGAAATTCATGAGAAAGTTCTCAAAATCAATTACCCCTGGAGCGCGCAGGGGGAAGATTAGTCACCTACCATATAAATGCTCTGCGCGAAGCGTTAGGTGACTATTTTGGATGCGTAAATGAATACAAAGCTGGACTGACCAATCAAATTCCGATAAAGCCGGAAGCGATGATTTTACACGATCAGATCAAAGAGTTTGGCATACCCCTTATCGACGGCGGCGTTTTAGATCAGCCATTCATCTTTATGCAAGAATATCGAATTGTCTCCAACATGATCATAGAAATGGAAATTATTGACTCGTCAAATGTAGGAGCTAGTTCTGCAGATGACCCACTTGGTTTGTTTACGTCTTGAGGCTAAGATATGAAAATTTATCGTGGCGGTGCTGTTGGAAAAGATGTTCAAGGTTGGATAACGGAAGCACTCGGGGGAAGTAAGCGTTACGATGTAACATCGCCTAGCAAATGGGAACCCGTCAAAGGTGGCGGACGACCGGCTGCTATTCCCGTCAGCATTTACGACAAGAAAACACAGCAATCAATTTACTTTGAAGCTATTACTACACCGCGGTCTCACATTACCAATAAGCCTAATTTATCGTTTATCCAAGGCTCTGGACCCACAACTGAGCGCGGTTTTGTAGAGGTAACTAAAGAAGTAGATCAGAGTAATAAGAAATCTATTCTTTCTAATTTCATGGATGCGCACACGACCTTTTCTAATCGAGTGCAGCTCTCTTTTGATAAACGTGATAAAAACAATCCCAATAAACCAGCCCAAGAACGATTCCACGGCAGTTTAGAGGGAGGTATCAGCGCTCGAGTTGCATCTGGAGAACATTTGAGTGCAGGTCCTACAAGCCCATTAGTAGGCACTCATGAATCGGAAGCTCAATCCAGGTCGTGGTCTTTGGGGCAATTATCAGTATTCTCTCCCAACAAAGATGTTTACGACAATGAAATTCAACCAGCTTTGAATCAGCTGGAGAAACGTTTGGGGCTCAAAGAGCCTCTGTTTTATGATGCTAAACATAAATCTGCTATTACACCGAGCGGGATGCACATGGCCCCTGCTCCAAGTGGTGGATATGTCAGCGAAACAGCCATAGGCGATAAGATACTAAAAAGGTTGAGTTTGCTCAATCGTGATGTGGCTCAGGGTTATGAACAAGAAACTCCCGGCTCTCCCGTAACAAAGTTATATCCTGGCGAGGTGCAATCTGATTTCTCTAAGCCGTGGGTGTTGTCTGGTGCGATTCTACCTGATGAGGAAGAACCCAGGACTGGATTACATGTAGGTATGTCTGTTCCCCGGGACCGTCTATTAGGATTTCCTGGATCCGCAATCATGGATAGCCGTAGATTGACGGAAGCGGGTATGCCGGATTATTTTGGTGTTCCATTTACTAAAAACACATCACAAGATCTTGATCTCTCAGAAGAATTCTTATTAGAGAACATTGATACTATGAATTTCCCGGATCCGAGAGGGGACGATGTATCCAAAACATATAATCCAGGTGATTTTGTGCCTCTCATTACGCGCACGGTAGGAGAAGGCGATGAGGCCAAAGAAGAAGTGCTGTATGGTATTACTGTGCAGAAACGGCCCTGGACCATCTCTGAAAAGATGACTCTGAGTTTAGCCTTAGACAGTAGCGAGAAGCTCAAGAGTAAAGTAGCAGATCGCACTGATTTCAATGTCATTGATCGCGGCGTTACGACAGGGAAGGGCAATCAAAACGCTCTTGTTCTTGGTGGCAATTATCTAACCAACGTTGGATTCAAAGATGTATTCAAAGCCGGTATTCAGGCACAGAATTATAGCGCAGCAGATCCTCGCCAGGTAGGAGCAGGTGGAACTCCAGTTGATATTATCGGAGATCCAAAGTCAAATGAACTCACCGCAAGTAAAGCTCTTGGCGGTTTATCTCCCTCGTTGCAGCGATCCCTTCTCCGGGAAACAATGGAAGAAGTTGGAGTGAGCGAACAGACTATTGCTGATACGCTCAATGTAGGTTTCAAAGAAGTTGGATTTGATACAGGAAGGGCTGCTGCTGTTTATCGGGGCGGAACCACTGTTCAAGGTGGCACGGGGACCACTGATGATGGTCGGTCTTTATTAGGGGACGTTTGGGAACACATGTGGAACCAGGGTAAAGATCCTGAGTTTCAGCAAGTGTATGGCATTTCTGTTGATAAAGACAGAAATCTTGGCCATTATAGCGAAGATCAATACAAATTGATGCTGCGCAGCGAAGCGACTGCTGCAGAGTTATTCTTACAAGATAATCCAAATGCTACGGCAGAGGATGTTGAACGGTACCGAAACGAAGCTAGAGAATGGACGCGCGTCCCAGGCCCGAATGAAGATGCGGAAGCAACCTGGAGATTGACTCAAAAGGGAGACTTTCTTACTTTTGGAGCCGTGATCAATCCGACTGCTGAGATGGCCGGAGATGCAGATGCGACTTACGATATGCGCCAGGCATTACATCAAGGTGGATATTTTCAATTTGCAGAAAAACATGGAATTGGTCTGAGTTTAGACATGACCAAAGAGGATTTGGCAGAATTGCCGACTTCTGATCGTGCCTGGTACAACCTCATGGGTGGTTCTCAGGGATGGGCGACTGGTACTTCTAGACCCAATTCATCGACTGAAATTGACACGTTACAAGCTATTCAAATGGGCCAAATTGCACAAGGCGCATTAGAAGCAGATCCAGACAATATACTTGGAGCAATACAAGAAGTCGGAGAGTATTGGGCCAATGAAACCGGAACTGACGATGGTGATTTCACATCAATCAATCTAGGATCAAACAATTTCCTTCCAGATCCCCGGGCAGTCAAAGCGGTATCTAAATATGTAGGTGATAAAGATATTACCTATCAGAGCCAAAGGTTCTTAGATGTTCTTATTAGCGGAGCCAAAGCTAAGTCGCTAGGTGGAACAGAACAGGAAATTTCAGATGCAATGCAAGGCCCGCTACAAAAATATGATGACGGATTCAAACGACAGTTCCATTCTAAAGGAAATGTAGTTAGATCTCTGACAGCAAACAAAGTTGATGCTGGTATGTTTGGCCGTTACGCTTTGAACACCATGCTCAAGTCTAATGAGGCTTACATTTCAGATGAAAGAATGCACACGCTATTCCGCGAGCAGGCTGGCGCTAAAAGCAATAAGAACTTGCTCTTTGAAAATGCGCGTTTCAACAAATTCAAACGGGATGTTGCATCTGAGAAGAAAATTCTTGGTGGTTATTTACAGCGAGATCCTAATGTCCGCTCCGGAAGTCCTGAAACACCCGCAGGCTTGCCTGTTCGATTGGTAACATCAGATATTCTGAGAAAACGTTATCCTCTATTTTTCAATGATCCAAATTCCGCAAAGCGTGAAGCTGCTCAAGGTACACTTGAGGAGATCGCCGCAAAATATGGTAATGATGATTTCAATCCGAGATCTAATCCTCAGCGAAGAAAGCTCTTAGCGGCAGCGGGAGTAGATACAAAGTCTACTTCCAAAAAGGCTATTGCGACTTTACTCCAGGATGAGAATCTTTCAGATGAAGGCAGAACTGCTCTGGAAAGTATGCAAACTTTGTCGTCATCTAAAGTTCGAACTGATTCCCGGATGCTACAGCGTACCTGGGACAAATTCGACATGTCGGTGGGCATGGGTTTTGCTCTCAAGGAACAGGGAGATTTCGATCTTGATCCATTCCGGTTGATTGCAGAAGTAATGAAACCTGGGAATATGTCAAAATTGGCTCAGGATATGAGGAAATACGAGGATTATGACGAATTCCAGGGTTTGCTTGGGAGAGTAACTGAATCCCGCTTTGACGATGCTACTACAGAAGAAAAGAGAGATTGGGTGATGGGAGATCCTATGGCTGAGGTTGTTTTAGATCAGTTACAGGTAGCTCATGATAGAGCCGGCGGAGAAGTTGTTTCACCGGCTACTAAACGTCAGTCTGGTGTAATGACTCGCTCGGAACTTGAGCAATCATTCAATACAGAACGCACCCGCCAGGAAGCTCGATCCAGCACCTTCAACACCTTCACTCGTAGTATGAGGAATGTGATGGAACTGCAACCTGGAGATATGTCTCCAGAAAAAGTAATGGAATTAGCTGATATGGCTGAAATGCAATATCAGTATCCTTTGGATCTCAAGAGAGACCCAACAAAACTTGAGAAATTGACCACCAATCCTTTCTTTGTTTTTGATGATGAGAAACAAGGGCCAAAATTGATGTGGTACGGTAATGATAACAAGGGCAGAAAAATCAACAGCCCAATGGAATATGCTCAGGAAATTCGTAATGCCGTTTTACATACAGAAATGATGAAAGACGATTACGCTGCTGCGTTGTTATCAGATCCAACAGTAGAAGGCAATCAGGCTGCTATTCAATCAGTTTTGGAAACAGCCAGAACAGAAGCCATAGAGAAATATGGACCTGATGCTACTCGAGATGAAATTGCAAATTATCAAGAAGCACGTTTAGTCAATGCTAATTTGCAAACCTCAAATAGTCGAGCACAACAGGTTGGTACTGCTCATGCAGCTGCCTCTTTCCTGAAAACGCCTCGCAAATTAGCGAGTGATGATACCTGGGGCGGCGTAAAGTTAGGCGATCTTGCTAATGATTCCAATACACGCGCACTCATGGCCATGGAAACCATGACACGGAAAAACGATTATGGTAATCCGATTCCAGAAGGAATAGCATTGGGTATGTTGGATCCCAAGTTTGCGTCAGCTGGATTATTGGCTCAGAGTTTACACAAACGAGGTTATAGCCACATAGTTGATGCAGTTACCGGTAAAAGTACCGGATCCAGAGGTTTATCTGCTCAGGATATTATCAACGAGATGGGTGGCCAATCAGGACCATCAGCTGTGAATACAAAAGTGCATGCCTCAGCCATGGCAGCAGATCCGGAGAGTAGAAAGAAATTTGCTGCGCTCAATGTTGTTGAAAAGGAATTCGGTTGGGAAGATACTACATCCTCTCGACAGGGCCAATTGTGGGAAACGTATTTGCGCGCAACTCCTCAATTTGAAGGACTCGAAGATGAACGTCCTTCGTCAGTGACTAGAGGTGGATATACAGTTTCAGGCCGAGAAGATGCTCCTCTCATTCCAGGCGACAGAAACGAGACTGGTGAAGATATCATGGGAGAATTCAAATTCTCTATGAATCCAAAGACCACCAAGAGCGCTACCCGTCAGATGCGAGTATATAATACTATCCGCGGCTTTGGTATTAGTGATAAATTCCAACCGGTAAGCCAGGGTTTAGTGGTACAGCCGGATAGCAAGAGCGAGCGGAACATGATCAAAGCGTGGGATCTCAAGATCCAGAGTGCTGGTTCAGCAGAAGAACGAGATGCTGTAATCGAAGAAATGAAAGCTGCTGCAGCTCTAGATACAAAAAATCGCGGAACTATCCAGGACATTCCTGAGTATAGTCCCGAAGAATTTGACGCTTTAGCTGCTGAGACAGCACGATCGGTTGATGAAGGAAGGGCTGCTGGTGCACTTGCGGTGGCAAATCTCAGCGATACCTGGGATGGCAAATTAGTTCCCAAACCAGCTCCGAAAGTTAGATCCAGAAGGACTGGAGTACATGAGCGTCGTCCAGTAAATGCAGGATCAGAATATGCAGATCAAACAGTTGATCGTGATACAGCTCCGCTTTCTAGGACAGATGCTAGAGATCGTTTTGCTCAGAATTACATACCAGGTGATGATCCTGGTCCATTCCTTTCTCCTCAGGGAGTAACCAATTATCTCACCTCTATTGGTGAATTTGATACAGGCCCGGGGCCAGGCGGAACAGTAGGCCCAGGAACAGACACTCCAAGCCCAGGACCAGTATGTGGTGATAATTGGGACAAAGGTGGACGAAACCCATTACCAGTAGACAGAAGCGGAAAGCCTTTGCCTCCTGGTGGTTATAAATCTCCAAGAGCTGCTGCTGGCGGAGGAGGTGCTCCTCCATCTGATCCGCCATCTAGCGGTGGTGGTGGTAAAAAACCACAACTGATGCTCCCGGAAGGAACAGTAAAACCCGATCGCGGGGTCATAGAATTAGGCCCAGGTGCTACACTGAGAAAAGCCTCGGTGCGTGGTTCTGTGGCTCCAGGAGGGATGTATGATAGTGGATATGGGCCTTGGGGTGAAGTGGGTGGTGCCGATATACCCGTTTCTCAGCCGGAATCAACAGGAGAAATGGTTCCCGATGCGCCAAATACCTTGCCTGAGCGACTAAATATCATTGAACCATATCTAGATGTACCGGTAGAGAAAACCCCCGTACAATCTGTCGTTGGAAGGCCTCTACAGCAGAAGGTCGTTCCGACCAAACACCAGTTAGACCGCACAAGCATTGGTATTGCTGCAACAAAAGCAAAAATCGCAGGAAATATTCCAATGGCTCCTGGTGATCCGGGGTCAGGCGGCGATGGTAGACACTGGACCAAGAGATTTGTTGGACCAGATGAAGCTGCAGATTCGTATCTGCAGGCACGAACTCAGCTTGGTGTTATTCAACGAGAACTGCCTAAAGTATTGCAAATGGTTTCCGAAGATCCAACTTTATCAGGACTGTTGGGCGAAGGAACTGATTACGAAAAACTCCAGAATCTTGCAGAAGGTTCAATGGGGCTCAACGATCGCGAATTTGGACGATTGACTCAAGTTGTTGGCCGCGCTCCAGGGCGGGCTCTTATTGCTGCGTCTAATAAATACCGCAGTCTAATGGGTAAAGGCGGTCATGAATTGTTGAACAAGATTCTTGGCGGTGATGATGATGCTGTAAGTTCTGAGATATTAGGTATGCCCACGGCAGAAGATTTGAGTGGCGCTGGTGCTCTTGGTGGCATTATAGGCGGAGCATTGGGAAAATCTCAGTCTTGGGGTGAAGCAGTCCAGAATAAAAGTTTAGAACTGGATAAAGCCCAGGATAAATTAGTCAAAGCGACAGAAGCGCTCGCAGAGGCTCGTGGATCTGTTAGTGAAAAAGAGATGGATCTTGGCGCGCGATTGGCAAAAGCTCAACATAGACGTATTGGGCATGAAGAAGATCTTGCGAAGATGGTTGAGGCTTTAGACCTGAGTGGTGGAGCCATGGATGATAAAGAATCGTCCATCGCAAAAAGACGTATATCTGACAAGGCCGCTCAAATTGAAGTCGATAAAAGAGCAGAAGGTTCTCTCGGAGAGGCACTCCGCAAAGAAGCCGGCATGCCTCCAATTATGAAGCATGCGAATAAGTTAGTTCAAAACATGTTTAGTGGATTCGGACTAATGTACATGGCCAGGATTGGCAGCATGGTGGGTGGTCAAGCTGAACGTGGTGATGCAGAGTGGCTACAGTATGAAGAACAATCACGAGAGGCTGGACAAAGAATATCTGGTTTCTCTAAACAGTATTTCTCTGCAGAAGAACGTCGTACAGCAATGCTGAGAAAAGCGGGCTCTGGCGCTATGCCTGCTATTACAGAAATGTTACAAGAGTCTGGAGCAGGCGGATCGTTTGGCGGTATGCTGATGGGAGCCGGAATGGGAGCTGCTGCTGGATTCTCTGCAGCTGGACAATTGCTTGGC